AGTCGTCGCAACCTCGATCTGTTTCCGTTCAAAAGATTCCTTAAGCACGTCCGCCTAGCTCCTTATAGGCCCGCACGATAGGCTCCGCTTCGGTCAGGAACTGGCTACGCAGTCCATCGTTCTGCTTCACGTACCGCATGCCCTTGTTAGATAACCACTGACTAACTTTAATTACTGGCCACAAGAATGGCTTAGGATCGGTAGGTGTGCTGGTTGTTATAGGATCGGGTAGCATCTCAGCCCACAGCATAATCTGTCTGACCACGCCTGGCTCACCGCTGGCCAGCTTGTGCTGATGTGCGGCCACACGTTCTAACCGCTTACCTTGCTCGTCTGTTAGTCCGGCAGATTCCAGCAGCTTGCCTAGATCATCACCGTTGCTCCTAGCTTTGCTTATAATGCCTCCTGCCATTGCGGCGAGGCTGATCACCTCGCCAACGGCTGTAAGCGTTTCTTCCCGCCTTGTATTGAGTTCCTTGACTATCTGTTTGAGTGTTTGCATTTGACCCCTTTCATTAGTGCGCCGATTTTAAATTTAGGCGTTTCACGTCGACGCTTTTCGTGATGACGCCTTGCCCGCTGTTCGTAAGACTTTCTAGCCGATTCGCTCTTGCCTGCCCTAAACCTGATTCCAAGCCTGTCCGATACGTCCAAAGCCTTCTTACTGACCGCCTGCTTGGTTATCTTGAACCGCTTCGCAAGGCTGGTCATAGATTCGGTAGAGCGGTTTAGAACGATCGCTAGGATGCTGTGATCCAGCGTATCGGTCATGTTTTGCATTGCTGGATGCTCTGGAGCCTTGGCCATTAAATACTCAATCACATTGACCGTATTAGTGATCCCGCATGTGCTTACTGTGATCGTTGCATAAGCCTCGTTTACCAAGTCCCGCAGGCTATCGATCATCATGGCCGGGTGAGTGTTTTTCCCCGGCATCTTTTCGATCATTTCTTGATCCATCATAATGAACGGAAATCGCCCCTATCGATGGTCAATGGATGGAAACTACGAACCCTATCAATGGATATCCCCTTAAAGGGGGGATATCCATCAATAGGAGTTCTACCAATTAACGGTGATAGAACATGAATAAGTGGTGATAGGGTTTTTAGCCTCATTTTTGATCCTCATTTAGTACGTATTTTTTAGCCTTTTCAGTGCCCGTATTTTTAATCAGACCCTCTTGCTCCCAAGTCGCCGTCAAGTCGCGGCTTTTTGTATGTCCAACCTTTGATTTATTGCGGATATAGCTTTGCAAATCGCCAGCACTAATTCCTTTTGATATGGCCTTTTTGTAATCCTCAAAATTAACCACAATCTCCGGCCTGCCAGCCGTCTTTCGTTCTGGTTCATCAGCCTCAATCCACGCCAGCCCTACATCGCTGTGACGCAAGTTCACGTGCGGCTGAACAGCATTTTGCGCTATAATGCCTTTAGAATTAAGATTAGACCGCTTGCCTCGCTTGGTTACCTCAAGCCTATAGATACGCTTTCCTTCGGCATCGTCGCCACAAGGCGCAAGAATTAATACGCTTCTTGCCCAATTAGTCAGCTCGCTTGAGCCAAATCCGCTATATGCCTTGTCTGCGCCTTGGTACCCATTGCCTTCTCGTACTGGCTTCGGGGTGTGATGGATTAACATCCACGCAAACCCAGCCGACAGGGATAGCGGATTAAGCATATTGCGCAGGAAAGCACTTGCCGTCTCCTGGCTGGATAGATCGCCTCCAATGAACGCCAGCAAGGGATCGATCCAGACTAGGTCGGGCTTATGCTTCTCGACTAAGCGGCGAACACGATCCACGAACTTCTCCCCGGTCGATGTGCAATCACGCACGATGGTCACGTTTGCCATAACTAACGCTTTCTGCTTTTCGGTTAGATTCATCGCCTTAAACACGCCTTGAATCGATTCGGCCACGTCTCCCTCGTCGTTCTCAGCTTGAATGATTAGCGACTTCAGCCCGTTGCCGTGCGGGTTAATACCGAAGAACGACTCAGCGATTGCCCAGGTGATTGCGGCCTGCATACACAGCACGCTCTTGCCAAGTCCACTGCTGCCAACCCACAACGCTGAGCCGCCACGGCATATCCACCGCTTGCCTAGCAGTTGCGTGATGTCGGCATCCTCCTTGAAATTGACTAACTGCTCCCAGCTATACGGCTCTGGAATATCACCGTAGATCGTGCGCTCCTGCCATTCCATATAAGTCAAAGTCGGTGCGCCACACTCGACTAACTCCTGCTGCAAACCTGTGGCCGTCCTCATCGCCCCTGGCAACCGCGACAACCTGCCAGCGTCTTTGTTTGCTGGATCAGGTTTCGAGTGTTCTAGGTGCTTGTAAATAAAGTCCACACGTTCAGCGAACTCCTTGGCATTGGCTGCCCGAATCTCCACCCAAGCGTGCAGGCTTCGTGATCCGCTCTTAATGATGGACGACGTAGGCAACCCACTGCGCTTAATGATCGCCCACTGTTCAGCCATTGTGCTTTCATCGAACTCAATCAGGCAGTGGCGGTACTTCACGATCGACTCCGCTTTACGATTCTTTCCGTTGTTAGCGTTGATCGACACATAGACGCCTACTGCATCCCCTTGCCACTCCTTCAATCCGTCGCCCTTAAACAGCTCTAGCCATTCCTCACGGCTTCGGGTCTCGCCTGCACCGTCCGGGCGTTCTCGGCCGTCCTTATCCTTAATCGATCGGCAGATATTTATGTAATCACCCACGTCGAAACATGTGGTCAAAAACTTATCTACTGGCCCACTCTCCACGCTGATCGGCATAGGCGGCACCGGCAGATCTTCACGCACGATCGCCCCGTTCTGATAAGTATACTTGGCCTTTGGCTTCCACGCCTCCCTGGCTGGCTTACTAAACGCGGATCTAACAGCACTGACGGCCTCATTCTGCGACAGCCCTACCTTAAACGCCCACTCTTCTGCGTTGGTCGTTGCGTCGAACTCCGTCAGCCCTTGGTCGCGCCACTGGCATGCCAGCTTAAAGAGCTGCGTGTTGCGCTCACCTTCAGCGGCCCCGTTCCGATGGATGGCTTCGATTGCGGGTGGTAGGGGTGCGATCATTTTTTGACCAATCCTTCCAACGCTTTCTTAATCACGTACTCAATCACTGCTTCTTGATCTTTTTTTAACTGCTTCAGTCCAAATGCGTGCAACGCCTTGGCCGTCCGAGCGTCATAGCTTACGTCGACTAGAACTTGCTTCGGTGCAGGGCGTGCTTTACCAAAAGTAATTTTGCCTAGATCCTTCATTTACGTTTTCTCCTCTTTTTGCGTGGCTTCACTTCTTTCCAAATTTCAAAGTCCTTGTCGCAATCCACGGACAACAACATCAACCGCTGATACAGCCACCCGCCCCAGCTCCACCGGGCGATCGTGTGGCTGACCATGTCTCCTAAGTAATAGAACAGGATTGAAAGCAGTTTCATTTTTTGGCCTCCATCGCCTTGGCCTTATAGCCCTCGGCCTGCTTAAGCATTTCGCTCGCCATAAGAACGGCCAGATCAAGCCGAGTACGCACTGCATCGTACTGCTTCTTCAGCAAATTCTTCTTCGCACGTTCGAGCACGGCGAGATGCCAGGTGAGGCGTTTTACGCTCATCGAACACACCACTTTCCGGCTGTATATTTACGGACTTTTAGCAAGTAATCCGTTGAGCAAATATCGAAAAGCCCAGCAAGCTCGCTATTGATTAAAGTGGTAGCCTTTTCTGGCGTAACAGCACGAAGTTGCTCCACTAGCTTGGCCGCAGTAGTTAGATTTACCTTGCTCGACGATATTGCGATTTCAGAGCCAAAGACACTGGCTATTCTTTTAAAACATTTTTGATGGTCATTAATTACTCGCTTGTCCCGTGTCTCGACTCGCCATCCATTTATTGTGCTACCATCTTTTAGCAGTTTTCTTGCTCGGTCTTTTAACTGCTCAATAATTAACGTCAGTCGCTCACATTCTCGCAGAATTAATGACAGCTCAGATTCGTTTATTAAATTAACCTCATCAGTGTTTTGGATTTTTAAGATTGCAAGCATAGCGTCTGATGGATGTTTCATTTGATTTTCCTCTCTCACCACTGCCCCATCCCCCAACGCATGCGATTAGCACGGGCCTCTCGCACACAGTTGGCGTACTCCTCCGGCGTGTAGGTGCAGATAATGCGGGCGGAGAACATGGTCAAGAGATCGGCTAGGCTCACAGCACCGCCTTTGGCAGCGGCCCCGCCAATTTGTAGACGTACTTGTTGCGATCGTATTCCAGCGGATAACCAAAGAAGTCACGCAGCAGATCGATGTCTCGCTGGATCGTCTTGTAGCTACATTCGAGCTTAACGCCCAACCTGGCACAGCTCGGCAGTGTCATATCTCGGCGCAACATTCCAGCGATCACGCCTAGGCGGCGGAACGTAGGGCGTGTATCGCCAAGGCCAGCGGCCCGATTGCGTTTAGATGCGAACGTGGCAGCTTTCGTGCTCACTTTATCACCTCCACCATCGCCACTTTCGGCAGACGCATCGCGTTAAACTGCTTTTCGCTCGAAGCAAACACGTCGATTACCGGCAACTTGCCACCGCTGGCCTTCTTGCTTTTTACTGCCGTGCCAGTATCCACGGCCACCCACTCCCGCTTCGCGCCCATCACGCGAATCTTTGACCACAGTGGAATGATGTCTGGATCAACGGCGCAGTGACGGCCGGCACGCAACCTAGTGCCAGTGCTCGACTGATAGCGACTGCTCCACTCATCCTCGCCCGGCCAGTAGCCAGTGATGCGCACTTTAATTTTCTTTACGTCGATCTTTTTGGCGTCCGGCCGCATGTCGATCATCACGTTCGACGCCTGCGTGGCGGGGAACCCAAAGAACGCCAGAAACGTCAGCACAAGGTTGCAAAGCGCTCTCATAGCCCTGCCCTTATGCGATCAATCAGATCGTTCTCACGACCTTCCGCAGCCGCCAGCGCAGCCTTCGCCTCCGCAAGCTCACGGGCCAGCGATCGCACGCGGTTTAGCAACTGCTCGTGCGTGGATTGTTCGGGTAGGATCTCAATCATTTTGCTTCTACCGTTGGGTTGTATTTTTTCTCGGCCTGCCAGATCACGCAGATGGCCTTAAACACTTCAAAGGCGGCCTCGACTTCCTCTGGACTCCACTCCTTTTCGCTAATCTCACCCGTCACCGGCTCGATATAAACGTTCCGGCACCATGTCGGTTCGTCGAATTGGGCAAAACAGTAGGCTGCTAACTGGTAAAGATCCGTGCTGTAACTATCGGCCTTTGCATTCCCCTTTTTGTCCTTTTTAAATTTGCGGGTTTTAAAATCGATCACCTCAATGCGAGGCATCCTAGAAAAAGGGTCTTTGTCATAGATCTCAGCAATTAAATCCACTCGGCCTGCGTATCCAACCTCCTCATTTACTAATACCTGCTCTGACGAGTGGATTTCGTGAACCTTTGAAAACCACTTCTTAAGATTTTCCCAATGTGGCTCGAATCCTTTGCGAAGATCCGCTGGCCTTTCTCCACCATCTGCAAGGATTTCGCAAAGGCTATGCGTGTATGTTCCCCGCTCTGCCGCTGCCTCAACTTCTTTGCGTGTGTCTAGGACTACCCGTTTAACAAAATCACTCTCAATTTCATTTTCTTCTTTTGGCAGCGAGATTGCCGACAGAATGGCGGTTTCTTGCAGATAATAAATTAGCCCAGGCTTTGCTAGAATGCTCATGCCGTTAGTCACGCTCGGTAAAGCATTCACTTTTCTCGCTTCTCGCAGTGTTCCGTGCACTGGTTCACCTAGGCGGGTGTAGTAGTGCGAGTTTTCGGCCTGCGCCGTGGCAATTAACGCAGCCATTACTGCCAATCCTTAATCAGTCGCATGGTCATAAGGGCCAGCACGACTGCGGTGGTTGGAAACACGATTTGAATTACTAAAGTTAGAATTTCCATGGGGGGTCTTTCTGGCCGAGGTGGGAATTGCCCACCCCGGCCAATGTGGTTAGAACGGTACGGGTGTTCCGTCGGCATCCAGCTCGACTACTGCTGGTTTAGGAGCGCCAGGACGATTACACTTCCTGACAAAATCCTTATCGACTTTGATTTTCGTTGCACCCGCCGGCAGGACGGCCTGCACATTAGCGTAGGTTGAACCATCACGTTCCGCATGTGTCACGAGGATCTGGCACGGCTTACCGATAAGCGTTTCCAGATCCAGATTCTGCGGTGGCGCCTTTTTGGCGTAGGATTTCAGATCTTTGAACAGAGCTGATTTCTCATGCAGGCTTAGTCCGTAACGCCGGCCGATGGTGAACGGCCGCCCGTCCTCCATCTTCTCAGCAATCTGCCACACCAGGCGGATCTGATGCTTCTTACCGTACTGCGTTTCCACCACGCCGAGATCCTCAACGTCGCAGAACACTGCGTCGTGATTCCCTTCCGGGGCTGGCGTGTATGACCCCCCTCTGCTTGCTACTATTGGCATATTTTTATTTTGCTTTCTTGGTTTGGGTTTCTTGGATTTGCTCCGACTACTCGTCGTCGCAAAAATCGTTGTTTCGGTGCGGTTGATTTAGATCTTGAAATTCACGGTCAGCTAAGTGCCAAGCGATCTCGTGCTTGCGGGCCAGTTGCTTAGCTTGGTCGATCTCGCCTCGGTTTAGCGCCTTTACAACCCGCTCGGCTGAATTGCGGCAGGCCATTACTTCAATGTTTTCGATCAGGCGGAATTTCGTCAGATCGGTCATCTAATTAACCCGTATTCTTTGATCATTTTCATGTACGTCTTAACGCAAGTAATGGCGTAGGTTAGTTCCGCGCTGCTTTGTCTCTTATTTAATGCCTTTAAAGCCGACAAAAGGGACTTGTGTAAATTAGGAATCCAAAAAAGTGTAAAGCCCTGTAAGTGAAGGCGACGATTTTGCCCGTAATGCAAAAAGTGAAGCTTTGTATCTGTGTGCAGTTCTAGTTTTTCAGTAGGATATTTGCTTAGCTTTTGTGGTATTTTATTTTTCATCCTTATTTATTTTCTTTTGCCTTAATCAGCCCCGACGGTTGTTGCCGTAGTAGTCGCAGAAGCGCTGAAACTGGTAATCAGAGTCAGCCTTTTCACGTTCATAGACTTCGTTTTCATAGTCAGGCTTTTCGTTGTTAAATTCGGTTGGTTCCTTTAATTCGCTCATTTTTTTTTCTCCTTGATGGCCATGCGGAACGATTGGGCAGTCATCGCCACTGCTTCGGCCGTTAGGCACTTGGTTGTGAAACGCCAGATGCGCCAGCCCAGGTCGGCGGCTGCTCGGTATTTTTCGCAGTCTTTCACCATCCCCATCCCTCGCCCGTGACGACCGCCAAACGGCAGGAACGCCCCACCGTCCAGCTCGATCGCACAGCGGGCGGATTTACAGGCGAAGTCGAAACGCCATTTGCGGGTCGGGTGGAACGTGTGCTCGGCCACCAGCTCCGGGCCGCCAGCTACCTTCCACAACACTAGAAATTTGCTGGCTAATGCGCTCACGATTGCGCCCTCTTCAGCAGGCTTGCAACAACCTCTTGAATGCCGTCTAGGTCATTACGCAATTTGCGATACTTGGTTTGCAGATCGATTAAAGCAGTCGTCTGAGAGAGCTGGGCCGATCCGTAGGATTGCGATATGGAAACGGGCAGAATCCCCTCTGCCTCTAAGTCTCTCACAGTAGCCGCAGACGAATTGAACGTCTCGGCCACGCCGCCTTGGCTTTCAAGTGCGGGGGCACCGTTGTCCTTGGCGTAAATCACAGCAACTCCTTGCGGATAAAATCAACGACCCAAAAAAAGATCGCCGCGCCAATCGTCAGGCCAGTGATTCCGCAACCGATCGCCAGTAGCCAGCCAAGGATTAAAACCGATACCTGAGCAAGATCCCGCATGACTTCCCACGAGATCATTTGCTGGCCTCGTGCTGGGCGTGCCACATACGGCACACGGCGGGGTTAGGGTGATAAACGAACGCTTCGGGGGTCAAATCGTACCCGCCGCGCGAATTTAAATTAAGTTGCTGGTAGTGAGCCTTTTTAGGCCCAGTAATTACCGCCGTGTTACTGTTTCGGCGTAAGTCATTGTAGGGATAAGCATCGGACGGGGTGGGATTTGAACCCACGGATCTATTTCCTTCTTTGATTTGATTGATTATGCTTTGCATGGTTGCTGTGTGTTATTGCTTTAAATTAAGCAAATGTTACCCTTGTAACTATGGCCTATTCCTACATTAAAAAAGGAAATCCGTGGTTTTATATTCGCTTTAAAGATCCCACCGGCAAGTGGCGCACGAAAAGCACCCGCTACCGAATTGATAATACCCTTCACCGCGCCAAGGCAACGGCTGAGGCCGCTCGACTTGGCGTTAATGAAAAACGTAAAGATAGCGGCAGCGATTGGGTTCACGATTTGATTGAAAATCACCCAGTTTCTCCTCTGACAAAAGTGTATTACCGGAATTGCTGGCGTCATCTTGCTCGTTTTATTAGTGAGAAAAAAATAACTCTGCAAGCGTTTTCTCCATCCGATTGTGAAATTTATTTGAAGTGGCGCCAAAGCCTCCCACGCACGTCCGGCGGCAAGGCTGGCAGGAACCAAGCGTGCCAAGATCTGAAGATTCTGAAATGGATTCACAGGCAAGGGCGACTGCTTGGAAAGATGGATTCTGTCGCTCTTCTGGATTACAGAATTAAGAGGGGGCCGATCTTCCGCGTTAAACCCATTTTTTCGGATAATGAAGTTAAAATCACCCGGAAGGCTCTCGCTGTGGAAGGTGTGCCCGAATGGATGAAGGTAAGTTTTGAGATCGCCCTGGCTACGGGCTGTCGCCTTCGTGAGACACAGATCCCGCTCGACTGCGTGGATCTGAAGAATCGCATCCTTACGTTCCCCTGCCCCAAGGGTGGCACGGGCAAATCCTTCAGCATTCCCATTCCGGCCGCAATCGAACCCATGCTCGCCAAGATGAAGGCCGAGGGACGCGAGGTCACCTGTATCGTGCCCCGCACGCGAGCCTCGCTTTGCTGGCGTCGCCTGCTCGATATATGCGGCCTTAAACGTCATTGTTTTCATTCCCTTCGGGTAACCCGCGTGACTCGATTGAGGCTTTCAGGGTGTTCGCAATCTGTAGCCATGAGACTCGTAAACCATTCTTCGACTCTAGTGCATGAACTTTACCAACGGCACTGCGTAGACGATCTCCGCGATGCAGTGAACTTAGGCCAGTCTGCATCAACCTCCACCGATCAAAGTCACTCGGGATTACCTTTCCCGCGAGCAACGGGAATCCAGGCAACGCCTGCATTTGCTTAATCCTTACGTAGCCCAGCCCGTAAGCGGCGCCTAATTGGCGTAGGGAAAGAGCTCGGTTCTCCTGGCGGAGTTTCATTGCACTATCGTTGAGACGCACCGAGCTCATAGAGGTACTATTGCTTATCCTTTTCTTCGAGCTGGGCCTCGATGAGTTGCGTGACTAACTGCGAAAAGGAAAGTCGGCGATCGTCTGCAAGTTTGAATCCGGCTTTTTTTACATCAAGCGGCAAATAGAGATTAGTTTGCTCATTTTCTATCGCTCGTGCCATAGGCGCACAATGTGCGCACAATGTAATGCGTCAACAGATTTCTATTATTTTTTTCTTTGATCTTGCATTGCGCACAACTAGCGCATATTATGCGTCTATGAATAAGCAGAGAACGAACATTTATCTGCCAGCAGACATTAAAAGAAAAGCTTTTGATTTGGCCAATAAGGGTGGTTTATCCCTTTCGGCATATATCACGCAGTTAATTCTGCGGGAATGCGCCATCGCGGAAGGGCGGATCAAAGGCAATCTTGCTATTTTTACCAAGACGAATAAAAAATAACTAGATGCAAACACGGCTCATTGTTTGTTTGTTTTTGGGGTTATGTTCTTTCAGTCACTCTCAAATCAGCGGTGATTCTATGCAAAAGGTGGGTGGCGGTGGCTATTCAGTGCGACTTCCTACAGATGCCCAGATGCAAAGAATGAAGCAACAGAGAGAAACTCCAATCGGTATGACTTCAAAAATGGTCTGGGTTACTCCAGGTAGTGTAGTAGCAAGGCATAAGATCGAAGATGAAATTATACTTGAAATTACATACGTTAAAAAAACCGACGAAGGCGAAGAAGGCACTACTTATCTTGTGGCCAATCATCCAGATGCCTCCCGCATTGCAGTGGGTGAAACAGCAAAGTGCATTGTAGTTGCAGGGCCGATTCGAGACGATTTTCAAGGCAGGCGCCTTTACTATTTTTTCGACAAAAAGGAAGTTACCGAATCTAATTTAATTCAGTTTAAGAATCGCTACGCCGACGTAGAGCTGGAGTGATAATTTTGTAGTAGGGCGTCAGGCGGGAATAGCTGCGACGAGGGCCATACTTGTTTTTGTTGGACGTATCTACCATAACTGCAAACTTCCGCATTTCAGCTCGGCCATTCCTCACCATGGAGTTCAGCATCTTGCTGGCGTGCGACTGTGTGTAGCCCCATATTTTTGCAATTTGAGCGGCACTTTTAAAGTCAGGCGGAACAGCCACAGCCCTTCGCTCGACAAACTCCTCAAGAGCGACCGCCCAATCTTTTACAGCGGATACCGCCATACTCCTCCTACTGGCGACAAGACGTTAACCGTGCACCCCTGCCCCCCTTCTACGTATTCGCCCCAGGCAACTCCGTGCTGCCACCTAGTAACGGATCGCATTCTCCTGGCGTAGTGCATGCTCGGAATATCCGCTAGGCAACCGATCGACCAGCCCACGGGTGCGCCGATGCTGCGGCCAGCCGTCCGATCCACGCGGTGCAGATGCCCCATGACGACAGGTTTGCGTAGCATTTCAACGTGGTCGCGTACCGCGCTGGACTCTGAATACATAAATCCGTGGCCGAATGCCGTCCCGCCCAGGTCGTGCCAGCCTGTTTCAATGTCGTAAGGCACATACTTCGCCTTTAGATCCTTGCACATGTTATAGATCTCCGATTTAGCCGACGTGCAACAGTGCGCCACGATTGCACTAGGAGAGTATTGTAGAGCCGTTAGGCGGTGTTCATGGTTTCCCTCAAAGATGTAACGTGGCGCAAGTTCTCGAACAAAATTAACCCCTGCATCAAAGTCCTCGCGGATAGACGAACTGCGTTCGGGAGAATCTGGATCTTTCCTTGCGCTACCCATCAGCCCGGAGAGATCAACAAAATCGCCAAGGTGTAGAGTGGTATCTGGATTCCATCGTCGTTTCATTTCTAGAGCAGCCTTGCACGCGGCCGCGTTCGCTAGGTGTCCGTGGCTACAGCTCACGGCCAACCACCGCTTCCACTTGCGGATGACTTTCATTTCTTATCAGCGGCCGACGGGAATCCTTCCAGCACGGCTAAGATTTGACGGCAACTTTCCCGCGATTGTGCTGCCACCACGCTCTCGTCGCTCGCCCCGATCAGCGCTATCTCGGCTATGACGGATAGCTGCATCTTTAGGGTGTGCACGTAGGTACATAGATCTAGCACTTCCTCCCACGCATCTTTCCACACGGGCCTACGCCAAAGCGCTCCACCGTGTTCCTCTTGTCCCTTGCGGTACTTAGCGTCCAGATCCTTGGTTAAATCGCGTACAATGCCAGCCAGATGCTTCTCGTGTTCTGGCGTCACCGCGAACTCCACGGCCTGTTGCTGACTAGGCTTGTGGCTTTGCTCTTTTTGCGGATGTCCTTGGCCACTACTTGTTCCACACCCTCGCGTGGAATGTCACGCCAGCTCTTGTAGTCGCTGCTTTGCAAGTGACCTGTTTCCCAGCTAATGCCGATCAAGTGGAATGTAATTCCCACGTGCTCGCCAAGGCGGAAAGCCGTCTCGTTGTCCCAGTCTGCGATCCACAGATCCGCGTTTTTGCCAGATTGCTTTAACGGCACCCAGTCGAACGCCAGCCCATAGTTATGATAACTTTCCCCTGGCTTGGCCTTAGTCACGATCTTGCTACTGCCATCCGTCCTGCCTTTCGCATAAAGCGCGGCCTGCTCCTCCATCGTTCGCCTTCCGCAGTAGATCAGCGGCTCGATTCGGCTCGTGACCATCTCATTTACCCATCCCCTCACCTGCTTTTGAAAGCTGGCGTCTAGTGAATCAATCGCCCGCAAGGTGCGGGAGCTGGCCTCAGAGAGGCTGGTCACTGCCTCGCTCGCTCTCTTTCAGTTTCTGCCAAGCTGTCAGATAACGCCTTGAGCGATTCCGCAAACAAATCTCTGTAAGCTTGTGGGCAGGGTGGATTTGTTCGTTCCGCTTTGTCCCAGGCGTAGATGAAGTACGAGATGCTGTCCGGGCTTGGCGGCGGGCCGTCCTGCGTTTGGGACGTGGTCGCACAGGATGCCAGTGCCAGGCTAAGAATCAGTAGGAGGGCGATGCGTCCACCACGCATTGATGTCTCTCTGTCTTTTGCGGCGTTCAAGTTCGATCGCTTCAAAGTTACGCTGAAGCGGTGATTTGCGTTTTAAGAACCAGAGCACGATCCCGATTATCCCGCCCAACGCCGTTAATATTCCGGCGATCATGAGTGGTTATTTTTTTGAAAATTTAGAAAGGAAATCGACGATCTTTTGGAGCGTGCGTTCTGGCTCATCGCCAGGGATAAACGTGGCCACGGCAGCAACGGCCGCCAAGAGTGCGGTAACTGCGCCAAGGGCGCCAAGCCAGTCAATTTTAAGTAGTGCGGGAATGATTGTTTCCATGCCCCTACCGGGGTGTCAAAACGACAGGCGGCGTTTAAGCAGTTCCCAAATCGTGCTGAATACTGCCCCAGATACTAGCGCCACTAGCCACAGTTTTGTTTTAATCGTATGGGCGTCGCGTTCCATGTTGGTTAGGCGGCCGTGGTACTCGCCGAGACTGGCCTGCGAGCGTTCTAGTAAATCTAAAATTACCGACTGTCGGGTTTCTATTCTTGCGACAGAAATTCTTACCTCTGACAACCGCTCTGAAAGTTCAGCGACTTGGTCGGTGCTCATAGGGTGGCGTTCTCAGCTCCATCCGCGATACGCACCCACTCGTTACCCTGGGCATCAGTCCAGCGAACAATAAATCCCTCTGCCTCTAAAAAGCGCAGGCTGGCAGTAAATTCACGCCAGCCAGGCGTGTTGCGATCGTCGGGCGCAGTCATTCATTTTACTCGTACCGAATTGCATCCACTTCTTCATTTGTGGTGCAATTTAAAGCCATTGCCTTACAAGCTAAATATTTGTTACGGCACTCATTAATCCATCCCAAGATCTGCAACTTCTTTTGTTCATCATAGATGCCATTGGCACAATTACGCTCGTCGGTTTCAGTAACTTTAGTACGGATAAGTTTAGTAGTCAGTTCTCCCCATATTTGCTTTCGCTCCGCAATAGCTTCTCCTAATGTTCTTGTATCTTGCCTAGAAATTAACTCTCCAAGATGATTATATTTTTCAAATGATGGCATAATTATTGTCCTAAATGAAAGCCAAGCGCACAGTTGTTATATGGATAAATATTTTGCGGAGAAGAGGTTAAATCAGTTGCTAAATGAACAGCATTGCCTGGGTATAATTGAGGCCAACATGGAATACCGAATGCTAGAATAGCAGATGCGTACCCATAAAACTGACCTACCAGCGCTTGAGAGCGCTCATTAAAACTACGAAGAGTAAAATCAGAATTGCCTGCACCATTTGCAGTATACGTTTTAACAACCAAAAGGCTTAATCCAACTGGAAGAATCCAAGAAGATGAAAAAGATACGCTTTTAACACCAGTAGATGCGGTAGATATTCCAGATATGTAAGAATTTGTTATTTGAGTTGTTGGCTGAAGAAAGTTTGAATGAGATTGATATGCTGAGATTTCTAGTGTTGGCGTATTTGTTTGAGTTGCTGCCGTAACAACTTCATAACTTACTGTTGAAATTATTTTGGATGTGTTTGTCCAAAATGGCAAAACATACGCATAATAAGAGTTTAAGTTTATAGTTCCATCTAAGCTTCCATACCCAATAACTGGCGGAATAAGCTGTGGAGATTGAACTGATATATTCCCAAAAATCTTGTTACCAGCTTTAGTCAGCATCGCCTAATCCTTAACTTGTTTGACTTACTCTGGCCGTTCCTGCCGTGGCGAATACTGCTGTATGAGCCAGCGTAACTTGACCCGCTGGGCATTCCCAATAATCGCCAGCGGATAGACGCACTTGGTAAGCCACGGTTGTGCAGGTGCCTCCAGGGGATATGTGCAAATTGCCAGCTCCTTCATTAAACACTGTTAGGACTTCCCTGCCAGAATCTGCTGAGACAAGAGAAGTAGATGCGGTTGTGCTGGTAAAATTACTGTTAGCTACAGTTGTGCCTTGAGCCGGTGTAAATGTAACTACTGTATTGGCAATTGTAACGCCGTGAGTCACACAAGAGCCAATGGTGACGCTGTTGCCAATGGTGACGGACGAGATGCTGATGGGAACCGTCCCGCTAATGCTTGCCGTAACCGATCCTATTTGCGCCGTGCCTGCGACCAAAGCAGGCAGCGAGCTAACCGTGACGGTGGTGGATGTAAGCGAGACGGGCTGAGTCGCTTGCCAGAATGTTCCAGATACAGGCACTGTTCCACTAATAGATGCAGTTACAGAGCCAATGCGGTTTGTACCCGAAGGAAGAGCAGAGCCGATGGTGACTGTGCCAGAGACGGGCAGCGGATTTGCTGAATTTACAGTGCCTGTTTCACTTGCAACTACAACAGGAACAGCATCTCCAATATCTGTTACTCCATCAGCACATTGAATGATTGGAATACGTTTAGCAGTTCCATTTGCATGGTCATATCCGTAAATATTTGCAGTCACAGTGCCGCTAACTGGAAAATCTCTTTCTAATCCAAACGTATTCCCATCCCCATCTCTCAACGCCTCCACGGTTGAGAGACTTCCTTGGATAACATTTGCGTCTACCGTTCCATAGATGACTTGCGTAGCTGGAAAATTGCTAATTGTTACGGCTGCTCCGACTGTCACAGTAACGTTTTCCAGCGCATTTAAGCTGTTGGAATCTAGCGCAACTGTAACGACGTTGGCCACGGTCACAGTGCTAGAGAGCGCCCCTGAGATAACGGGTGTACTTAATGTTACGACGGTGGGCGTTTCGGTGATCTGCAGGTAAATATCGCTCATATTACTGTTATCCTTGGACTTAATGTCACAGCGCCTTCCAATAGCCTAGTTGCAATCCCAGCGGTAGTTACTTGTATTAGGTCATACTTTGCCCCGGCTGTCGGTACGAGCAGGCTTGCGGCCGATGTGACGGAAAGGCGGAGCTGGCCACCGGCCGCTGATACCACGCTTGTCGCAATCTGCGTGACTACCGTTCCCCCAGGCATTTGGCGGATCTGAGCTGTGAACGTGCGACCCGTAAGGCTAATTGCCCCTTGAGTGGCAGTAGTTATGAATAGATCGCGAGTCCAATCCGTACCCTGTTCAATGGTAATGTTGTAAGAAGCGGCCATGTGGATCTCGGATAGGCCAATGTCAAAGATCGCGATTGTTCTTAATAAACCACCGAGTGCTAATGTTTAAATTGCCAGACACACCCGCAACGTTCCAGGAAGTCCCAGCAGGTATGCTTTTCCCGTCTACGCTGAGCGATGTGGTTGTAGGGTGTGTCGACGGTTGATTTGAGTCTTTTGGAGCTAACCCCTGCCAGTTTACGGTTGCTGGGGTTCCGCCAAAAATAAGCATAGGCCATATTGTCTTTGTTTCTGGATCATAATGGGTGCCGTACTGAGGCGTGGACGATGACGGCTGTATGGTGAGAGTACGCGAGAATGCGAATGTAACTGTGTAGGATGCGTAAAAGTAGCGTGTATTGTCTTTAACTCTGGAAGTTATGTTAATCGCCGATGTTTGGCTGGACGCATTAAAGGATGTAATCGGAGGGTCACCCAATCCGGTAGTCCCTATTAACGCCCCCGTGCGCCTATAGCTGGCATCAAAATACACTGCTGCGGTATTTGATTGTACGCATGGATTGTGGCGTTGTTTCATTAGCCAGTCCTCTGGGATCCTACCGTATTGAAAAGGGTCAGTGTTAAAGGTTGAGCTTGTTATAAGCGTGGTTGTGCCGTTGCTGTTGTATTTTGGAGTTTTATTTTCGCGACCAGTGCTGACCGATCCAACTTTGGAAATACTTGAGAATGTTGTAATTTCCCTGATTCCAAGTCCATCTGGAGCGGTCTGATACGAACCAGACAACGTCACGTCGCAATCCCAGACACTTTGATATAACCAGTTGAAATATTTATCGATCGGTACGGATACGCTACGTCTGGCAGCCCAGAATGTTGCAAGCTCTGGATTTTGAGCAAGCCAGCTTGGATTTATGGCAGGCTGCCCATACCTAAAGCATGGGCTAAGGTGTCCAATGTCTGTCAGCATAACACTCCATCCACATGCGCTCTGGTCAGTCGGTCATGTTCAGATATGAATGCAACCCAATCTGGATGTATGTCGCCGTTTTGATGCACGAATTTTGCAACACACCACGGTTCTGGGCGTAATGCCTTTGGAGAAACGCGAGTTGAGAATCCGTAGATAGATGCGTACATAACGTAGCGCGGGTCACAACCAGACAAGAGCAGATCATGCATTAACAAACCGCATGATCCAAATCCGTGGTTTGTGTAAAAAACACGCCATCCACCCTGAGTCCTATAAAGCCTGGGAGCCGGATCGGGCGGGTCTTTCTGGTCAAAATCTCCAATAGGCAGCCCGTCATTTACAAGGCTTTGGATGGGTTGCCCGGACGATATGCGCCGCGTTTCAAGCCTCATGCGTAGTACGCATTTACATATTCTTGAGTCAATGCCAGAGCTGGATATCCAGAATAACAGAAAAGCGGAGTCATAATGTCTGTGGTTACGTTTTGAATGATTTTGTAATTGTTGCTTCCATCATATTCTGGGACATAAAGCCCTAGAGAAATTCTAGAAAATGATTGTTTCCCGCCTGTTACCTCTGTCCGTAAAAATTCTTTGCTAGAATCTTGAGTCTTAATGGTAAGAGCTTGAATTGAAAGATCAGATATGGATGCTTCAAGATAGATGCGTGCCGCGTTTTGAAACGTAACCCACTTTTTAGTGTTATCTGTTTTAACTTTATTATCACCCACAAGCCCTTCATTTGCCCAAAATTCGTATGTAAATCCCTGTTTTTTGCGCACTTTTAATTTGAATGGATGTTCTATAGGGGAAGAAACACCGCCAGCGCTTGCGCGTATTGAAAGAGTTGTCCCAGACGTGCTTCTTTGAACGTCATATCCAACACCTGGCTGAATCCTAGATTGATCTACCGCCTCTCGCAGCTTATTAAGTTTATCTACGAATTGCCTGACGTCAGGATTACGGGCTACCTCAAACGGCCCGCACTGGAAGCTGTCGGGTTTATCGCTGGCCATAGCGGCCTAACTAATCCGTGCTTGAATGGTAATTGGCACTTGAGCCAGAATCGTTGTATCCGTTCCGCTCTTTTCTTCAATTTGCAGGTAGGCAGAGGCTGACGTATTTCCGTTCAAGATAGATGTGACTGATGCGCTAGATAGATCGATCTGCTTTTTGTAATATACGGACGAGGCAGCCGCATCAATCGTAACGTCTGGCACAGATGTGTATCCCGTACCACCAGTAGTGATTGAAATGCTTGTAATAGATCCGTTGCTTATTGTCGCTTGTGCGGCGGCCCCAGATCCTCCGCCACCCGTAAACGTAATGGCTGGAGCTACAAGATACCCAGCGCCCTTGCACGTAACGGTAAAAGAAGAAATTTGGCCTCCGAGATTTGGTTTTGTTACAACTACTCCAGGCACGCTAGTATATCCACGCCCGGGGTTTACAACGCTAAAGCTTTGGCTTGTCCCAGATTTTACAAAGTTTACAACTGCCGTTGCGCCGCCAGCAGGAGCGGCAGATACCGTGCAGGCGAAAGTTCCGTCAGAATATCCAACGCCAGGCGTAACAACGGCCACCGTTCTAATCCCATCCCCGCTGTTGGGTGCGCTAATAGTGATGGATGGCGTGCTGGTATATCCATATCCGGCAGATACCAATGAAAGCGAAATTGTGCCATCGCCATTCAGACCAGCAGAGACAACGGCTGGCGTGGCGCCAGGTGCTGTTGCAACATAGTTTAACGAATCAATAGTGATGGCTGGCGTAGTAGTCCAATAGCCAGAACCCGCGCATGTGACGGTAATTTGGCTTATCTTTTTATATGCGACTAATGTTACACTGCTTGCAAAGCTTGTTCCATAACCTGCACAGACTACTGCCCCAGGAACAAGATACCCAGTATTGGATGCAGTAAGAAGCATTGAGCAAGTAACTGCTGCCCTAGATGATGAGGCTGAAGATGTGATATTAACTGCGATTGATGATCCTGAAGAAAAGTCTCCGCTTGTTTGTTGAATTGTTGCTCCAATCAGTTTTTTGTATGGAAGAAGAGGATAGACGTATGTTTTACTTTCAATGGATTTTTTTTCTCCATTTATATAGGTCACATCACCCCACATTCCGATTGAGCTAATAGAAATTGATCCGCCTACTGTAGTGTAAGCGCCAAGTCCGTTGGGTGCATACAGTTTAGTGTCGTAATAAAGATTTAGAGTATTTGAGGTTACTGATCTGACGTAAGCGTATCCGCTAAGACTGTCTAATCCTAATTTATTAGCCGTATCTCCATAATTATTGGTAAATTGTGTTTCAGTTCCCAAGTATAAATTATGCAAATATACCCATGTGTTTTCAGATATTGCGGAGGCATTGGATACTTTAATATCTATTGAATGCCCGAATCCGTTTTGAAGATAGCTCAAAGTGGTAATGCTTCCACCGGCAGTTATTGTAGAGGCGGCTCCGTTAATTAAAGCCCAGACTGATACACTTGGGACTGATGTGATTGTTGTTGGCGTAGCAAAACTCATTAAAGAGAAGTCTGGAACAACAAACACATATGGGTTTGCAAAATATCCAGATCCAGAAGATATGACAGTTGTTGATACTATGTTACCATTTGCATTTATTTCGCATGTTGCTTTTGCGCGACGAAGAGAATTGTAGCCATTATTATCAAATCCCAGATTGTTCCATACGCCATCAGTTATTCCTTGACCCTCACCGTTTCCTATTGTCAGGACGCTTGCTGGATAGGAAAATGAGATTGTTGGAGCGGTTTCGTAAAGATTACCTGCATCAATAATATCGATTGAATCAACGCCAAGACCTCTTTTGCCATCAGTATAAGCATCATCATTTTCAATCGTATTTACTGATATTCTGCGCATTCTTGCCGTAAGTCTTGCGTTCGAGAATGTTGAAAAAACAGGAGTTACGGTAACTACGCTTGGACTGTTCAGACTAGCCGTTACTGTAGCTGTAATTGATCCAAGCATAGACGCAAGGCCGGTGGCCGTAACCGGGCTTGTGATCCCTACTGTGGCCGCGCCAGTAGCCGAAAGCGTTACGACGGAAAGGGTAAGTGCGGACGCAACGCTAGACGATCCCAGCGCTCCGATCCGCACGTTCACGGCGCTGGCTGCGGATGTGTATTGAGCCATCACGCCAGTAGTCCTCGTAAGCAATTCCAGCTCTAGGGTTGGCTTGTCTCCCTGATATAAGCTGGGCGTAGCTGCAATCTGCGTGCTGGATGATCCTGTGATCAGCTTATTGTTGTCTAAATCTACGTAAAGGTGAGGCATAGGATTTTAGCTTACTGAGGTGTCAAAAGATCAAGATCCGTAGAGGTACGTGTCCCAACCACCCTCCCCGCTCATCTCGTACTCTTCAGTGACTGTGTAGGCTCCACTCGCGCCCCTTGCGGATACATTGATCAGCAAAAATGTTGCGCCATTGGGAGTTCCTGGCACAGCGCCTCCTGGCGAGGATATCTTGCCTACTTGTTTTCCTGAAGGCGGCGAAGATGCTTGGTAGGTTTTTCGCACCACCATAGAAGGCACGTAGTATGATTCTACGCCTTTCGCAAGATACCCATATAGACTTCTGCATCTGCCAATATCCCCAGAAACAAGGGAATCGGAAATATCGTCAAATGTTTTGCCAGGCGTTTGAACTGTATCCTTAATTAACTTTATATCTTCAGGCTTAATAAATCCGCCCGTAGAGATTTGCGATCCGCCAAAGTTGGGATGCGCTTCTATTGGTACAGTGCGAACGGCAGAAACATATTCATAGGATGTTCCAGTGTTTAAAGCAGAGCCTTGCCCCGTAAAGCCTGTGCCTCCTGAAGCAGTTAAATCTGTCTCAATTTGATACTGCGTACGGATTTGCCCGGCTTCTGATTTTGTGACAGACCTGGATCTTATGGTACCGTTAATGCCTGACGGTTGAGGAGCTTCCTCAGTTCCAACATAAGTAATTGTAATTGTCTGTTTGCCGTCTTTATCAACAGAAGTCGTGCGGCCCGGCTGTTCGTAATATGCCATTATTGTGCTCCTTGTGATGCGCCGAATCCTGGTATGCCGTCAACAATCTCGGCTTTTACTTTGAATTTTCCAGACGCTAATCCGCCGTAAATGTCTTTTGTATAATCCTGTCCGCCGATTCGTGCGAATTGGCCGCCACCTCCAACTTTCTGCAATGCGTCCGCAAGAATGGTGAGTTTGTTGTCGCCCTTTAAAGGTGCAGCTATCGCATCCATGTTAGGCATCGCCCTGTTTCCTGGGTTTGCCGATATTGCCATCCGTTGATCAAATTCCTGCCCACCTCTTTGGAATGCGTCGATCATCTTCTGTGGCCCGTTCATTAGTTCCTTTACGTTCCCTGCCAGTAGGTCAGCAATCTGGCCGCCGAATTCGTAAGCTACTGCTTGAAGTTGAGCAAACAGTCGCAACATAGGCGTGCCAAACTTGGCGGCAATATCTCCAAACAGATCCGTGATATTGTTTTTAATCCGAATAAACTCATCCTCTAACCCCTTAAGCGCACCTGCTGTCTCTGTGGAGAAAGAACGCATGCTGTCTGCTTCTTCACGTATGGATTCAGCACCCTGCCCCAAAAAGGCAAGCATACCAGGGCCTCCACGGCTCATTAGGTCTTTTGCTAATGCAAAATCCTTTCCAGCCAATGCGCCGCTATGAAGTGCGTCGGCAAATTTCATTAGCTTTTCAGTAGGAGTCATTGTTACAAGTTCGCTACCAGATATTCCTACTGCCTTAAATTCTTCACGCATTTTTGCTGCCTCTTCCCCTGTTCCATTAAATGCTTTTTGAGCGTTGGCCTCCATAAGTTGCATTGCTCTTGCGAGTGTTTCCATATCCACTCCAGACAACTCTGCTGCGTTTGCCATTCTCTGCAGCTCATCGGATGGAATTCCAAATCTCTTAGCTACGTCGACAAGGCGAGACGCCTTACTAATAGCCCCCTCAAATCCAGCCGCTAGGCGTTCCAAACCAAACACGCCTGCAAGGCCAGCCATCAATTCATGCTTAAATCGTGCCGCAGAGTTTTGTAGCCTGGCAAATCCAGTCTCAAATGCCGTCGTCTCAAGTCCTACCGATACTTTTACTTCACTCATTTAAACCCCGCGACTTTGGAAGAATGCTTAATGGCTATATCGATCTCTTTCACAATCTTGTACTTGGCTATGTCAAGAGCGTGCTGACCTTGGCTTGGCGACAATACTTTCGACACCCACGGAACCATGTTTGTGAAGGTAATGCGCGGATCTTTTTTTCGCATGCTTTGATCGTTGACCATGCCGCCAGCTCGTTTCCCAGCGTGTCTAGTTACCCACTGTGGTATGCCCCTAGATCCACCCAAAATCTTGGCGCATGCAGCCCAACCTCCCTTGGCTATGCCTGACTTTTTCCATACGTTCTGCTTGTAGGATGTTAAATCGGATTCTGAAACCACGCCTCGCGGCCGCTCCTGATGCCTGCCCACGTCCTTTGTCTGACGTTTGGAGTTTGCGTTCTTAACATTCCCACGCCCCGGCGTTCTCATCGTTTGATGAAAAGCTTTCATCTGACTTTTTGTCATATAAGTATCGGTATCAGTAATCCAAACCGTGCCGTCTTTGCGTGTTAATACTAAGCGTTTATTTGTTCCGCCCATAACCTCTTTGAAATAAGCCATACTTTGTGAATTAAGGCTCACAAAAATATAGTTTAGATCCCTAGCGATTGCCCTCATGCCTTGCAGTCTGCCCTGCTCATCTCCAAACGGCTGTGTCTGATAAGCAAGATTTACGCAGATTAGACGAGTTGCTTTTTTTAAGGCTTCTGAAACGTTTTTTCCTTTCAGCGCCATCCATTGTTTAAGTGCTTGCTGAAGTCGAGAATCGTCCACCCGCATGTAGACGGGCTGCAATCTCATTTTTGCCCTGCCTTTACCCGATCAATTACAAGCTGTTCCTCCGGGCTAACAAGATCGATATCAGACCCCCTCTGTTTTGCGCACGCAATGTAGTACCAATGGGCTAATCCTATCGGCATATTCCACGATCTGGTTTCGCCAAATCCGTGGCGAACAAGCCAAGCGACAAGATCTAGCGCCATGGGTAGCGGGCATTTTGGCGCCTCTTTTTTGTCAGTCTTATCGGCTGTCCAAAGCATTGGAACTGCATTGTAGTCGTTAAAATAGGCTACAAGTTTTTTAGATTCTTTCTCTAATCGCTCTCCTATTAAAAAGGTGTTTCGCAGAATTGTGAAAGCGTCTGCTTTAAGGTTGAATGTTGGCCACTCATTTGAACAAATCGCCACAGCGGAATGGAGATCAGCCAGAGTAAGTTTTCCCTGGCCTAGCCAGATTGGCGATTGAATGGCCTCAAGAAGTAGAGCGTGCCAAAGCGAAAAAGGCTTTAGTCTTTTTCCGAGTACGTGGTGATCCAGATTAAGAACACTCTCAGCAAACTTTAAATCTAGGGACATGAGATATGCCCCAGCGTATCAATCGTTTTAAACCGCGTAATCGTATGCAGTGCCGCGAACTGAGATTTTTTTAACGTCTCCAGCGGTGCGCTTTGTTTCTGTGCTGGTTACTAGGAAGGTTTTTCCCTTGTAGGTTACAGATGTGCTTGCAGAAAAGCCGTCATCAATGCCCTCAATACTGATATCCAGTTTTTTGTTGTATGCTTCCGCAACTACTGGAGCTGTGTTTGCAGTTCCTGACTCAACAATGGATGTATCTACTGAGCCGCTAATAGATACGTTTGTTAAAGCCAACCCATTTACTGTTCCTGAGAATGCCATACTATGAAATGGTTGTCAGTTGCGTAGTGTTAGTTGTTAGCCTATTTGGCTCAACAGGGCTTTCCCTGTATTCGTACGATGTGATTCTGGCGGTAGTTCCCATTGACCCGGTAAAAAGCGTCGGCAAAGATGCGCTACCAACGGTTTCTATGGTTGCCTCCCCCCTTGCGTACTTCTGAAAAACAGTAACAACAGCGCCAGTTGCCCCAACGATTGGAGCAAGTTCATTGGTCGTTACTACTGATTCGGTGACGTTAGCGCTTGCGGTTGTTCCGTAGGTGTATGCCATACGCGGGAATATTCCGTGTCAATTAACGTGTCACAAAAAAGAATGCTGAAACCGTGTCGCCCATGGCTTGTTCGTTGCCAGAGCTTTTTTCGTCGGCAATATAAGAGCCATAAACCGTCATTCCAGAAGTAATTGCGGAGCAGATGGCCGAGTTGTTTCTAAGTCTTTCGCAAGTCCAAAGGTAGAAGGCTGAATGGCTGACCGTAGTTCCAGTTTCCTGCATAGGCGTAATCACGGTCGCATCGATTCTTATCTTTCTATCCGCGCCAGGATTGCCGTCGGATATCGGCTCTGCCGATTCAGCATGAATAATCAGAGCTGGTACCTGTAGATCGTCGATCCGATGCCCCGCTTGAATGTTTAGGCCGCTAGGCTTGGACGGGCTGACGGTGGTTAAGTAGCTCGTTAGGGCATTTTCAAAGTCTAGGCGTAAGCTCATCTCACATCCTCTGGGCTGTTCAACGTAAGGCTAGTGGTGCCGCTATCTCTGTTAATTCCAGATACCCTCTTGCGAACTCCAGCAACTGTTATGACGCTCATTAGGCTAGGCGTGGTAACGCCTGCGCTTACATAGACGAATTCACTGCCTTGTGGATCAACCATGCCGCCGTATCCAAGCTGGCTCGTTTGTTCGTTTGCAGCATAAAAGCCTGTGACAATTACCCCGCCAATAGAGGCGGTAACGGGTGCGGCTGCAATCGCGTCAGAAAGGCCGCTGGTCATAAGTTGTTCCAGCTCGGTCACGATGTCTCCTTTATGTCAAAGCTAGCTTTTCTCTTATCCGACGGAGTCGTTCTGCTGGCGGAAAAACGCCGCAAGGGTGATAGAGAAAGTCACCCGGCTGCCAGTGCGATCCAGGCGTTCCCTCTTGCCCATTGGGATGCGTCCATTCGCAAGAGTTAAAGGAGCGTAGCGGAGCAATCGTTACAAGATCTCCCATTTCCTTAGCCAAAATCGCCAGCCAAAATTGCCAACCGCCTGGCAATGGCGACCAGATCTCTGGGTTTGCAGTAATTCCATTAAGCAGCCAACGGGTGCGAAATGTATTTTTCCAAATTAGACTTCCGCAGTTAATTTTATTCCACTCAATAATCCCCTCTTCGCACACGGTGACGTGCGGCCCAAGGCAAGCCAGATCGTGAAAAGGTCGATCCATATCGGTGATGACTGTGTCTGCATCCAACGTCCAAATGATGTCGTAATTTGCTTCTAGTAAATTTGCCAAGCGGTTCGTAGAAACGGCAGCCTCGTGGTATGGCAAGTTGTCTGCGATCAAACTGTATCCGTGGCGTAGGCAGTAGTCGGCCTTATTGGCAATCGTTAGCCGAGCCAGCTCGCTAATGTTCTTAGATACGCTTGTAAATACAGCGGCTTTCACGCGGCCTCTTTTAGCAAGGCGTAGGCAGCAAGATTGCCGCCTGTGCCTTTGTTATTTTGAAGCGCATCTGGCCCTAACCCCTCCTGGCGAATCTTCATTCCGTTTTTTCGATTTAGATCTGATGTGTAGCAAACCAATGTAGCCACTCCTGCTTTACGTAGCTCCGTGGTGATCATGTAGTCATCAGCTAAAAAGCGAGCGCGAGCTACGGGACTTAACCCGGCAAAATCATTGGCTGCAACGGCAGGCCATAGATCGGCTCTCGGCATGTCCGAGCGTCGACACATAACGCCGCCAAACCCTTCCAAAATCTCAGCGTACCCGCCGTGATCTATTGCTTCTGCGTAGCCATTATTGCCTGTCATAAAAAATCCGCAGACTCCGAGCGCCGTTTTTGGTCTGTTGTATAGTTCTTCAGCGAGGGTCTGCAAAAGTCGCGGGCTGTAGAGAATGTCGTCATCCAGCCAGCAAATCATATCGTCGGGATCGCCGCCGACTTCCAGCGGGCCGATAAACTTTGTCGCAGGGCCGTAATCCTTTGTGCGGTGAATTTGTAATTTACCAGAATCAGCCAGCTCTTGTATCTCTTTTGGAATACTCCCAAAGCGTTCCCCTGTTCGCGCAAGTTTTTCAGGAACGGATAGAATGATCTGGTCTGCTGAACGTGATTGTTTAAGCAGGCTTTTTATTGTCGGAAGAATTGTGCCAATACGTTTTGGCGTTGTAGTTAAGCCAACGATGACGCGACCTGCGCGATCAATAGGATCTGGCAGTCTTTCCGCACCTTGTGGAACAATGCCGTTTTCAATCAAATCCAGATCCCAGCGTAGTCCGGGCATTTGCACGTTCTTTGCGGTAACGGTAAGCAAAATATCTCCAGCCGCTGCTCCAATCGCTTCATCGGCTGAGTGAACGATGCGATGGCGATCCGCCTGCTTGTTCCCGCGTTGCGTTATCAGCATGTGCTGAATTGCCGCAGGATCGTCTGCCGTATCTGTATACAGAGCTAGTGATCGTAAACACTCTTCAGGCTCTCCAGCGTGTAGCACAGTAATTCTACCCCAAGCTGTTCTGAAACCTTCCCTTACCATAACATCAGCATCTAGGTTTTGTTTGTTTGCCCGCAAACATTGCGCCATGAACTGCCGAGGCAAATGTTTGTACCAACGATTCTCCTGATTCCAATCCGTTGTGTGAGGCATTGAATCAACCATTTTTAAAATGTGATAAGCGGAGACAAAATCTTCGTGATCCATTCTATCTGCCGCCAGCAATCCGTGCGCCTCACGGCGTAGTGGGCAGAGCGTAATGGCTTTGCCTATGTGCTCTAATCGCTTTGCACGATCGGAAAGCATCATGGAGGCTTGGGTGTGGAGCTGGTAACGCTCGGCTGGGCCGAGATCTGCGTGTTCCAACGCCAACAGGCAAGGCCCGATAGCTTGCTGATATTCGTTTTTTAGAAAGTGCTCTTGCGCTAGGTAGTACCACTCCATGCCGATGCCGTTAATACGGCTTGCAATGATCCGTTTGTTCCGTTCTGCGCTGGATATCTTTGGCCCGTTAGGGGCATGCAGAATTTTAAGGTGCTCCGCTACTGCAATCTTTGCGTTTTTTGCTGGGGTTACTCGTTCGTGGATCTGTCGCTCCCAATAAGCCGGGAGTTTTCCGTCATTCATTCTGCGGAATATTCTCTCTCTTCGATTGTTCCTCATTCCTGAGTTCTGGACGTCGTAAGTGGTTACCAGAATATCCCACTCCGTTTTGCCTGCCTCTCTGGCCATAATGGCTTGCCGATGTGCCTCTGCCTGACCCGGCTCGAAGATGTCGTCGCAATCTGCCCAGATCACGTACTTACCCGTGGCTAGGCCAAAAGCCTTGTTCCTAGCGGCTGCAAAATTATCGATATGAGGCCAATCCTTAAACTCAGGGCTATTGTGGTACTCCTCGCACACTAAAGCCTCGCCTGCGGCTTCCTGAGCGCATTGGCGCACGTTTTGCGCATCATTTGCGCCTACTGCCGGAACGACTACGACTTGATCCCATAGGCCACGGGACGATTCAATCAGTCTACGCAAAATCGCCCCCTCGCCGGGGCCGGCGATGAGGGCGATTGAGACAAGGGGGGTTTTCATTTTTTAGGTGGGAAAGCTCGGACGCACCCCCCGATGCGTCCGAGCCACCCGAATGATTCTGTAACTTAGACCAAGCGAACCAGTGAGCTGGTCGATCCACGTCCCACGCCGAACAGCAAGATGTAGCTGCGGTTAGTGGTTCCGAGGGTCGGATTCACGAACTCCCTGACGGCCAAGGAAAGGCCGCTGGAAGGATCGGTCACTACATCCTGGCTGCCAGGATAGTTGTCGAGAGCTTCGGGCACGCGAGCCGCGACGATGAGGGCTTCTTTCTGAGCCGCAAAACCCTTGGACACTGCCGAGGGAAGCGCGGTGTAGGAAAACACCTCAATGCCGTTGACCATTCCAATGGAGCCGGTTTTCACCGTATCGCCTTGGATCTGAGCATTAGCAACAATGCTGCTATCGTTCAGGAGGCTGGCTTTGTTATCCGGGGAAACGATCGCATAACGGTCGTTCGACGGAACTTTGTTGTTATCGAGCGTATAGCCCAAGCTTACCACGCCACGATAGCTCAACGCACCGGCCGCAACCGTGAGGGTCGAGGCGTAGGTGGATGTGACGAGGTCAAGCATCTTGTCGGCCATCGATTTGCCCAAGGCATAAGCTGCCGAGGAAGCAAAGCGGTTGATCAGGTCGATCGAGGAGCTGTATTTCTCGTCATCGCGGATGGCGTAGGTGCTGTGGATTAAGTTGCTCAAGCTGATGGTGGCATCAGTCTGAGTGCGATCCTGGGCAACGTATCCAGCCGTTGTGCTATAAGCACCGGCGGTTCCTACGGTCACGAGGTGGGTTGTGATGGTGTCGTTCATGCGGGCCGGGACATCTGAGAAGTCCGTCACCGCTTTGGTTAGGAAAGGCAGGGAATCAACAAGCGTGGTCAGTGCGCGTTGCGCAATGGCCTTGCCGTTAGAGACCGAGCCGAGTGTGTTAGCCATGGTTTTTGTATCTCCTGTGGTGGGTTATCGTGCGAACTTGATTTGTTTAAAAATCTCCGCCGCACGACGGGGATTCTTTTCTGCGTTGAACTGCGCCAGCAATTCTACGCGAGAAAGTTGTTTGGAAGTTTCTACTTCGATCGGCTTAATGCCACGGGAGGCTTCAAGCTCAATCACCTTTGCGGAAAGTTCGGCCTTTAAAGCAGCGGCTTCGTTAGCCACGGGTGCTTCTGGCTTCACTTCTTCAATCTTGGCTTTGGCCTCAACCTTGACGGCTGGCTCTTCAGCTTTGACTTCTTCCTCTTTTACTTCGGGTTCGGAAAGATTGGTTTCTTCAACCTTGGCGGCCATGGGTTCTTCAACCACATCGCTGACCGCATCAGCCGTCAGCATCGCCATGATCGCGTCCAGCTTTGCGTTGATGTCAGAGAGGGTTGGTTCAGCAGCTTTCACCGCTTCCTCTACCGGGGCCGCCGGTGCAACGGGCGCGGCTTCTGCCAACGCTTCTAATTTGGCTTCTTGAGCCGGAACGTTTTTGTTCATGGCTTTTTGATTGCTGTCAACCCGTGCGTGAAAAATTCCTGTCGGGTTTGCTGCGGGCGATAAAACGAGGTCAACGCTGAATAGGTTTTGGACGTCGGCCAGCATCGTGCCATCGGCCGCTTCGCGCGGGATGCCAGAAAAGCTAATGGAAAACCCAATCTGCCCAGGAAGAGTGCTGATGAGTTCGCTAAAGTAGGAAAAGCCGTCGTGGCTTTGAAAGAGAGTTAGATCCGCACGAACGCGACCGCCATCGAGGCTAAAGTTTTCAAGATACCCAATGATATTTGAGATGCTGGAACTGTGGTCGCTGAGTACCTTTACCTGCCCAGCTTCGTTTCCGCGTTCGACCACTTGTGTGAGAGTATCCGCATCGATCACCATTCCGTGCCCTAAAGCTGGGCCAGCAGTGATGACGCTAATTCCTTTAAATTTCTTTTCGGCCATATCGGCCAAGCCGCGTCAACTCGTTTTCTTTTTGCGGGGCTTTTTGTCTTTCAGGCCAAGGCTTTTCGCCACCATATCCAGCTCTTTAGAGGATAGGTTAAAGTCGGCGTCGTCCTTCATAGTAAAAGTTTGGGTCTTAGCTACAGGCTCAGGTGCCGCCTCAACAGGAGCAGTCAGAGTCATAGTCTCAGTAGGCGCTGAAAGTTCTGGAACTGGAGCCTGTGCTGGCACTTCATCTGCCGGAACTGCGCTGGGAGGAGTTACGGCTGGCTCGGCTTGCGATTGGTTTGGAATGAATTGCACTTCGCTAACTGGAATCCCAGCGGCTTCGCACTTTGATCGGATGTAGGCTTGTTCCGCAATCTTCTGATCAATCGCGTCCTGCCAATCCTCTCCCCTAGCGGCGTAAATATCCGCATAGGTGGTTAGGCCAAGTTTCAAATCCTCACGATCGGCTGCGCTGTCCCTGCCTGCATCAATCGTGGTCTGACGAGGTGTGTGATAGGTCGCTTGCCACCACCGATCCATTCCACGCGGAGGAATCAGATCACCGCGTTTGATTGCTTTGGCTAGTGCCCAAAGGCGAACCCTAGACACGAGCTGATTGATTACGGTTTGCGAAATTTCATCAAATCTGCGCTGGGCTTGTGCCAGAACGAATCTCTGCGATGGGCCAGAGAGATCCGCTTTCCATAGGTACTCGTAAGGCAAGCCAAGGCCAGAGGCTACGGCTCGCAAAAACTGATCCATAAACTCAGTCAAGTTCGGGCTAGGCCGATCGTCTTTGATCTCGCGAATCTTGCGACCGTTTGGAACGTTCCAGATCGCGCCCGATCCGAACACGCGGTCTGTCGTGATTCCTTCTGAGTTGGTTGATTCAGGGCCAAAGAATCCAGCACTTCCCTCGCCTTCCAATGCTAATCCGATCGCGCTGGATCGCTTCACGCTGACCATTGTGTTGCTCAAAATTTCTTCGCGGTCTTGGATTAGGTTTAAGCATGTGACTAATCGTGAAAGGCTGCGCAGCTCGTCAGCTCTGTCGCGTTCTGCCAGTACGATTAGATTGGAGGCTTGAATCTCTGAATACTTATCTGCGTCGCCCGTGTTGATGTAGTAGGAGAGCGGTCGACCTTGGGCATTCACCCGCACGCCATCGATCACCCGTTTCTCGCCTTGTAAGTAGTCTGGAGTTTCGCAGCGGTGCGCCTCGACCATCTGAAGCATTGGCCAGCCGTCACCGTTATCGGTTAGCAAAATAAAGACTTCGTTATCGCGTAGGCAGGTGCGGGTGGCGATTTGCTGAATGGTGCTCCAATCCAAAAGGCCACGGATATCGCAAGCACGGCCCCAATTCTCCAGCCATTCCTCGGTCGCCTTGTTCCATCCCTCGTCGCTTGTACGGGATTGCATTTTGATGCCAGGGCCAATCGAATTGCGAACCATGCAATCGATTGCACCACGGACGACGGGGCTATTGTAAAACCAATAGCGAGCCAACCCTAGAACCTGCTTGCGGCTTTGATTGGATACGTCAGTGCGTGTATCCTGCGGAGTTACGTAGATGTGCTGCCGCTTCGTGTAATCCTGAGCACCTGCCCTAACAATGCGACCAAACCAAGAACCCAAGCTCATGTATTGATTGGCGACATTACGCCAAAGTTAGGATAGCTCATCTGGCCGTTTGATTTTGTGAGGAAGTTTTCAAGATCAGATGTGGTGGTAAAATCTTTTACCTTTGTCCAAAGTTCATAGGCAGCTTGCGCAATGTTGGATGGGCTGACGCCCGGTTGCATTTGATAGCTAAAAGACTTTCCAGCAACAGATGCGCTCATCATCACGCGACCTCCGTTATTAAAAGTGCTGTATTGATTCGCGGCGATTGCTTCAAGTGCAAGACGTGTCGCAACCGGATCTTTTGCCGACTGTATCCAAAGGGAAAAAAGCAAACCTCGCTCCACATCGCCAAAATCGTGTCAATCATACCTGCGTAAGCGTCGCCTCTGCCGCAATGACCTTCCCGTAAACGGCAAGGCCAGCCAGGTATGTTTCGCAATCATATAAGTGATCTTGTCGGCTTTTGATCCGAATCCACTCATACACGTCTTTGCCAGTTTTGCGGTTAATTCGATGAGCCTTGCGATGACTTGCCATGTGCTCCCGGTAATCTGGGCTTACGTCGTGCGCCACTTCCCACAGCGGCCCCTGCCCTCGACGCAACCAAGCGAGCAAATCCTGGCACGCTGGCGAGCTTAGAAGGAGCAGGTGGCAGCCTGCGTCGGTAGTTTGTTCGGAGCTGTGGACGCTCTTAATTCGTGTTCCGTTTATTTCGATCAGATAGTGCGGCCGCTCTTCGCCCTTGATTGCAAGAAAACCGTAACGAGCTGCTATTCGATAACAATCTTGAGCCTCATAACCTGAATCAATGCAGGTATGGCGTGGCTTCACTCCAAGATCTTGAAGCGTCTGCGCAATGTCCTCGATCGTTCGTCTGTGTCCTTCCTCAATCAGTCGGCTTGATCCATCCCTAGCGAACGCACGAACCACAAACCAGTAGCCGTCTATCTGTCTATCGATTGCCGCTAGTTTAATGTGATCAGTTTCCCACTCCTGCTTCTTTGCAAACGCTCCAGGGGGAATGCTGTTCAGCTCGTTATCATCAAACTGATCCTCCCAAGGCATCGCGCTCCACCCGTTCACAAATCCTTGCAACCCGTGCAGATAGTGCTTTTCAGTTAAAAACTTTTTAGCCGCGTCAGCAAATCCCAGCGTGCTTGAATACCAAGACGGCAGGCGAAACGATCTGCGCCCTATCTCAGCGTTAGGATTGCCAGCAATCCACTTGCCTTTTTCAATCGATTGTCTGCGATTCCTCTCGCTCCACTTGGCGTCGCACTTTGTGCAGTGGTAAGTTGCGGTTTCAGTAACCTTGCGCATGTCCCATTTTCCATCCTGCGATCGTGCCGTTTCATCCCACCTTATCTGCCCGAACTCCATCGCTTGAAATTCTCCGCACGCATAGCACGGGACGTGGAATGTTTCTTGAGATCCTGCTTGATAGTTAATCCAGATGTCGCCCGTAGAAAGCGTCGGGGTGCTTGTAAGAACGTGCTTACGTTGCGGGAAAGATTTAGTGCGCTCCAACGCTAGAGAGTAAGCGGCCGCGTCCTTTTCTGATGGTGGAGCAAAAGAGTCCAATTCGTCCAAAACGCAAACGCAAATCGGGCGTGAACTAAGATTCGCAGGTGAGTTACTGCCAACCAAACTTAACGTGCAGGTAGCAAACTGCATTTCCATTATCTTAAAATCATTCATATCCACGGGAAACAGTGCCTTTACTGGCTTGCACTTTTGGAACAGTGGAGCCAATCGCGTCTCGCTGTACGATCTAGCCAGATCCGCGTTTGGCATTACCAGCAACGCGGGGGCTGGATCGTTTGCGATTCTGTACGCAAGCCAGACCGCAAGCGTTAGTGTCTTTCCTGTTTGTGATCCCCAGCAAAGCGTGACGGTGTGCACGCCAGGATCGGCTAATGCTTCCAGCACTCCCCGCACGTAAGGCGTCCACGTTGTACTGTAAAGGCCTGGGCGAGCCGTAAGCCTGCTATCCAGTTGAATGTTTTTCTCCGCCCACTCGATCACCCCTGGCGGCTTTTCGTAGTGCCAACGCAGTCGCGCCCTTCGATGCAGTTCCGACTGCGCTTTGGTCACAGTGCCGCCTCTACCTGACGCATGATCTGTCCCACTTCGTTTTCCACCTCTGCCTCAACCTCAACCGCTGGCCTGTTGGCGCAGATCGGGGCCAACCGTTTTGCCATTCCTTTAAGTAGCGGGATCAGAGCGTTATCCCTTGCGGCCAAAATCTTATCGGCCTCATCGACTGGCACCATCGTGCCCTCTGCCTGATCAATGTCTGGCCGGTCGCCCTTCATCCTGCGCAGTGCTTCGACCAGCTTTGTGTAGTTACTGATCAGCTCGGAGCGATCTGCCCGCGTGTCGTCCTTTGCCGATTCCCCAAGGCTGGCCGCCAGATCCTCAAGCCGTTGGATCTCGACGTCCAATCCCCCGCCCTTCGCCTTCACAAGCGGCTGCGCCTCCGCCTTCTTGCGCTGAAGGTAGACGGTCGCACGGGATTTGCCCGTAGCCGCCATAGCCCTCTTAACGTCGTGGTTTACTGGTCTAGCCATAGGACGCAACTACTACGGGGCCACACTCAAGAAATTGACGGCAGTCGTCGCAAC